CAGTATCGACTATTACAGATTGGTTGATTCCTTTGGCACAGGTAAGGGCTTATATGTCCAGGCCCAAGACGTTGGCTAGTATTTATATTTTGATTTGTTGCCAGGGGGTAGTTGTCCAGGAGGCGAATGGCGTGCTAATAAAATGCCCGGCACCTGGATTGCCGGGCCAAGGGTTTGGTTATGCGTAGAGCTCTGAAGATGTGCCGCCGTGTTGGCTGCCCGACCCCGGTCGATGATGGATACTGCCCAGACCACCAGCCGGACGATACTATCTACCGGGATCCTAAGCAGGCCGCTCTATATGGTTCCGTTAGATGGAAACGCCGCCGGGCCCTGCAACTTGCAGGACAGCCCTGGTGCGAGGCCTGTTTAGATTTGGGTATCTATACCCCGGCCACGGACGCCGATCACGTTCAGCCACATCGAGGCGATAGAATAAGGTTTTTTACTGGCAAGCTGCAATCCCTGTGCCACGCCTGCCATAGTCGTAAGACCGCCCGAGAGACATTCCACGGTCTGAAACATGGATAGGGGGTTAATAATGTTTTATGGTAGGGGCTATTAAACGCTGGGGTAAGTTAAATTTTATGTGTACGAGTTTGAGGACCCATTTTAATGACGGAAAATAACGGTACGAAAATAACCTGGCGGGTTGAAAAGAGGCGGCTTGCCGACCTGGCGCCGTGGGGTGATAACCCTCGCCGGTCCACCAAAAAGCAGGCTGAACGGATCCAGGTCTCGCTCGAAAAGTTTGGCTATTCCCAACTGCTCGAGATCGAGCCGGATAATATTTTAGTGGATGGTCATCAGCGGGATCCCGTTATGATGTTAATGCAGGAGTACGGTCCGGACGCCGAGATCGAGGTCAGGGTGTGCAACCGCAAGCTGACCCGCCAAGAGCGTAAAGAGTATATCGTTATGAAACATCAGGGCGCGGTTGGCGAATGGGATTGGGATAAGATGCAAGACGTCTACACCTGGGACGAGCTGCGCGATTGGGGTTTCAGCGAGGGCGAGATCAAGATCGAAAATTGGGACCAATACACCCGTAAGATCGAAGCGCCGATCTACCGCCCGACCGGGCCCAAACCTGAGCTGTCGGAATTGTTTGACGATACCCGGACCCTGGAATTGATTGTGGAGATTGACGCTTCGGAGCTGCCGGAGGCTGAAAAGGAATTTTTGAGGATTGCGGCCCGCAGGCACACGGTTATTAATTACAAGCTGGTCGCCGAATATTATGCCCATAGCTCTGCCCAGGTCCAAAAGTATTTCGAGGATTCTGCCCTGGTGATTATAGATTTTAACCGGGCGATTGAGTTGGGATACGTGAAGCTGGCCGAAGAGGTTGCCAAACTATACGGGGCTGATTATGGCGATGAGGCATAAAGATTTTGCAGTGTTTATCCTGACCCACGGCCGGGCCGGTAACATGATCACGGTCAATACTCTGCGCCGCCAGGGATATACCGGTAAGATCTATTTGGTGATTGACAACGAGGACGACCAGGCGGACGAATATTATGCCCGTTACGGCGACCAGGTGATTATGTTTGATAAGGCTGCCGTGGCCGAGACGTTTGACGAGGGCGATAATTTCCAGGATCGCAGGTCGATAACCTGCGCACGGAATGTCAGTTTTCAGATTGCAAAGGATCTGGGTATCAATTATTTTATGCAACTGGACGATGATGATACCAACTTCGACTATCGTATAACTGACCATTTCCGCTACCCCAAAAAGGGATGGACAATACGGGCTGGGTTGGATCTGATTTTCGACCTGCTGCTGGATTATTACATCTCTATCCCTGCTCTGAGCATTGCGATAGCCCAGGGCGGCGATTTTATTGGCGGGGCAGCCAGCCCGTTCCCTTTTGGGGATAATCGCCGAAAGTGCATGAACAGTTTTTTGTGTTCCGTGGATCGACCGTATCAATTTGTCGGGATCCTGAACGAGGACGTTAATACTTATACGACCCGCCAGGCCCGGGGCGATTTATTTCTCACGGTCCCGTTTATATCGCTTTCACAGCTGGCAACACAGTCCAACCCGGGCGGTATAACCGAGCTTTATCTCAGCCGGGGCACCTATCAAAAGGCGTTCACCACGGTGATGTTTTCCCCGGCCTGTGTTTCGGTTGGATTAATGAAAACGAAAAATCCAAGGTTGCACCATCGGGTACACTGGCGGTATGCCGTGCCCCAGATCCTGCCCGAGAAGTATCGTAAGGCTGGTGTGTGATGCCTGGTCCGCTCCCGAAGGATCCTGTTATGCGCCAGCGCCGCAATAAGGCCTCCGGCCGGGCGATCCTGCCGGCGGAATCTTCCCCGATCGAAGGGACGCCACGCCTTCCCCGTAATCCTACCGGTAAGGGCTGGCATCCTTTGACCAAAAATTGGTGGCGGGATGTTTGGGCATCGCCTATCCACCAGGAATTTTTAAGGCCGGATCTGGGGGCGCTCTTCCGGCTGGCGATCCTGGTCGATATGTTTTGGAAAACGGGCAAGCTGCCGATTGCTGCCGAGATAAGGTTATTGGAACGAGAGTTCGGCCTTACGCCGTTATCCCGCCGCCGCCTCGAATGGACCGTTACCCAGACGGAGGACGCTAAGGACCGCCAGGAACAGAAAAGGGCCCGCAGGGCAACTATTATCGACGGTGCAGATCCCCGGGAGGTCTTGAATAAATGACGGTGTTGATGGTTCCCCAGGACAATAAGGCATACCCGACATTAGGTCCCCAGGTTTGTGATTTTATCGAGTCCTATCTGGTGCATGGGCCCGGGGACCTCCGGGGGCTGCCGATCACATTGGATCCTGAAAAGCGGGCTCTGATTTATCGGATATACGAAATTTATCCCGATAAACATCCCTGGGCTGGTCGGCGCAGATTTAAGCGGGTGGCCCTGAGTTTGCGTAAGGGCTCTGCTAAGACTGAGCTCGCCGCACTGGTCGCTATCGTGGAGCTGCACCAGGACGGGCCGGTACGCTTTGACGGTTGGGATGCCAAAGGCCAGCCGGTTGGCGTGGGTGTGATCGATCCATATATCCCGATGGTCGCCTACACGGAAGAGCAATCCGATGAGCTGGCATACGGGGCTCTTAGGGTTATTTTAGAGTATAGCCAGATTGCAGATGATTTCGATATCGGCCTGACCCGCACGATGCGGATTGGCGGCGATGGCAAGGCGATCTCTCTGGCCACGGCCCCGGATGCCCGGGACGGTGCCCGCACAACCTTCGAGATCTTTGACGAGACTCACAGGCTGACGCTGCCCCGCCAAAAGATGGCCCACCGCACAATGTTGGCGAACCTGCCCAAGCGATTTTTGGCTGACGCCTGGGCGTTGGAAGTGACGACTGCCCCGGCGCCTGGCGAGGGGTCTGTCGCCGAGGATACGATGGAATATGCCCGCCAGGTTGCAGGTGGAGCGATTAAGGACAGCCGGCTATTCTTCTTCCACCGCCAGGCTGGCGATGGGCACGACCTTTCGACCCCGGAAGGTGTCCGGGCAGCCGTTATCGAGGCGTCCGGTCCCGTGGCTGCATGGAGTGACATCGACGGAATTGTAGAACAGTGGCGGGATCCCACTTCAGATAAGACCTATCTCGAAAGGGTCTGGTTAAATCGGGTGGTCCGGTCCAGCGAAAGGGCGTTTGACGTAGAGCTCTGGCACGGCCTGGCGCAGCCGGATTTTATTCCTGCCGATGGCGATACTATAACCCTGGGTTTTGACGGTGCCCGTTGGCGGGATGCGACCGCCCTGGTCGGGACCCACCTTCGGACCGGTACCCAATGGCTGGTTGGGCTCTGGGAACGCCCGCATAATGTGGAGGTCTGGGAGGTTCCCGAGGACGAAGTTAATGCGACGGTCGAGGATGCTTTCAGCCGTTGGAACGTATGGCGAATGTACTGCGACCCTCCCTATTGGGAAACGATGGTCGCTATCTGGTCCGGTAAGTTTGGCGAACAAAAAGTTGTGGCCTGGTGGACGAACCGCCTTAAAGCAATGGCGTTTGCGATTAAGGCATTTTCCAATGCGATCCAAAGCCGGGAGCTACACAACGATGGCAATAAGGATCTGGCCCGCCACGTTGGCAATGCTACCCGTAAAAAGCTAAACATGGTCGATGAGGACGGTTCGCCTCTGTGGGTGATTTACAAGGAACGGGCCGAGAGTCCGCACAAAATAGATGCCGCTATGGCTGCCATATTATCATGGCAGGCCTATTGCGATGCGCTGGCGCTGGGTGTATCCCCGGAGGGGATTATCGACCTGAGCGAGGCGATTTTAGACCCGGATTGGGGTATGTAATTATGGGTGATTTTAGCTGTAAAAAACGGCATACGGGCCCGCCTTTCGCTGGTCTGGGTGATTTGCCGTGAAGGACAAACTATCCGCTTACAAAGACCGGTACACCGGGAGGGCTGCTGCGGTGTTGGGCGGCGGGCCGAGTCTGCCGGATGATATGTCCAGGCTGCCGCCTGGGTGTCTGCTGATTGCAGTTAACTATCATGCGCTGTTTTTATGCCAGCCCGATTATATGGTTTACAACGACCACCCGGGGCAGCAAATTGACCCGCTTAAAAACGCTATCGAGAGCGGGGTCGTTGTGCGTGTCAGCCCCGAGCCGACCTCCGACATCGAATTTGACGTACCGGTATGGACCGGGTTTTACTCTTCCAATACTGCGGCATGGTTTGCTCTGTGGCTGGGTTGCGATCCCGTGATCCTGTGCGGGATGGATTGCTACCAGGGCGACCGGGTTTATTTCCACCCGCACGATTGGGACACTCCGACCTACCACTACCCGCTGGATCATCACATCCGGCCCTGGGTCGAAGATGGGTTTAACCTTCTTCCCCACCCTGAACGCCTGCAGGTTATGTCCGGGCCGCTGGTGTCTGTTTTTGGGCCCTATAAAGAGCGCGTAAAATCGGATGATTAATGAGTCGAATATGCGAAAAATCATGTACAATTGGCTAGATGATATTTTATTGCTGGGCGGTTACGTTTGCATTGTGTATGGTCTTTCTCTATGGAATGCGGCGGCGGCCTGGATTGTGGGCGGGCTGCTGCTGGTCAGCCTGGCGATGTTGATCGGAAAGGCGAAGGCTCAAAATGTTGATAGCTAAACTTATGAGCGGCAATCCCAAACCCGAGATCGACGAGAGCGCCACCCCCGCCCCAGATTATGCGCCTTCCTGGGGTTATCATACCCAGTCAAACGAGAGGGTATCCGTAGCTGGGGCCCAATCTATTGCCACGGCCTACCGTGCCAAAAATATTATCAGTGACGACGTTGCCAAGATCCCGTTTCAAATGATCCGGCGCATCGGGGGGAATAGCGAACAGGTCCAGCCGGATTCCGTTACCCGTAACATGGCCTATCTGCTGCAAGTATCCCCGAACCTTTGGGGATGGGTGCCGTTCTATTTCAAAAAGCGCAGTATCGAATGGCTGCTGTTTTACGGCAATAATTACATCTGGTCCCCGATGATCGGGCCACGGCAATTAATGATCCTGGCCGCCAGCCGTACCCAGCCGGTTTTCGATATGGACGGTAATCTCTGGTACCGGCACACGTTCAGCAATGGCAAGCCGGAATATATCCCTTCGGTCGAGATCCTGCATCTTATGATTAACCCGGACGAGACTGGTTTCATGGGTCAGAGCGTAATCAGCTTTGCCCGGGAAACGTTCGGGCGCCGCCTGGCAGCCAATAAGACCCAGGCCAGAATGTATGCCAATGGCTTTATGCCAGCAGCGTACGTGCAGATGGAAGGCGAGCTAAACCGAGAAGCGCGGAAAAAATTCAAGGATGAATACTCTGAGGCCATGAGCGGATCTGAAAACGCCTACAGCCTGGCGGTATTCGATCAGAAGATTGCCAAATTCGAGCCGATTAATATCCAGCTCCGTGATGCCCAATGGCTGGAAAGTATCGACGCCACCGACCAGGACATTTGTAATTTCTTTGGCCTGAGCGAACACATGCTTAACCGGGGCAAAGAGGCGTACAACTCCAACGAGCAAAAATATATCGAATATTTACAGGGGACACTGGACGCCATGTTAGTCCCGTGGGAGGAAGCGGCCAGGATCCGCTGGTTATCCCAGTATGAGCAGCAGGCCGGGTATTATTTTAAGTTTGTGCGCCAGGCTCTGCTAAGGATGGATAGCAAGACCCGTAACGAGGTCTATGCGACCCAGATCCAAAACGGTATGCTTACGCCGAATGAGGCGCTCGAAAAAGAGGACATGAACGGGTATCCTGACGGCAACCGCCATTATATGGCTGCCAATATCCAGCCGATTGGAATTGCCCAACCGCCTGCCGAGCAGGAATAAGAGGCCGAAAATATGGATAAATCTTCTCTATCATTTTTAGACGAAACGCCCTGGGCGATCCTGCCGGAACGTCTGGCCACGCTCGATGATATTTTTCTGCGCCATGTTTCCGGTGAAGAGCTGGACGCCGAAGAGGTCCAGGCCCGTTTACATGGATCCCAGCGCCCGCCCGATCGCAGGGTCGCCAGCGTTGGGGTGCTGCCGCTGTTCGGCACGATCTTCCCACGGGCCAATTTCATGACCGCTTTTTTTGGGGCCACGGACGCCGAGAGTTTCGGCCGGCAGTTTACAGGCCTGATAAACGATCCTGAGATTAATGCGATTGTGCTGGATGTTAACAGCCCGGGCGGCCAGGTGAACGGGGTCGAAGAGCTGTCCGACCTGATTTATTCTGCCCGGGGCCGTAAGCCGGTCGTCGCGGTTGCCAATCATTTAATGGCCTCTGCTGCGTACTTTATTGGATCGGCAGCCGATGAGCTGGTTGTCACGCCTTCGAGTGAGGTTGGATCCATCGGGGTGTTTTCCATGCATGTGGATTATTCCAAAGCTCTGGAACAGGACGGAATAAAGGTTACGTTTATTAGCGAAGGCAAATATAAAGTCGAGGGCAATCCTTACGAGCCGTTAGCTGAAGAGGCAAAATCGGCTATCGGGCTGCGAGTGAAGGATTATTACAACTCGTTCGTTAAGTCGGTTGCCCGTAACCGGGGTGTCAAGATTACTGCTGTCAAAAACGGCTATGGCGAAGGGCGAGTAGTTGGCGCCCAGCAGGCTGTTGATGATGGCATGGCAGACCGGATCGGGACCCTGGACGAAACGATTGTCAGGCTGCTATCTACCGAGCTGGCCAATTCACCGAGGGCGGAGGCTGCCAGCGCATCCACGCTCACGGAAGAAATGGAGCGCCAGGCCCAAGAGCTGCGCGCAATGGTTGTATCTATTCTACGAAAGGACAATAAATAATGTTGGATCTCAAACCGTATTATGACGCCGTGAATGCGGCAAAGGATGAGGAACAGAGGATTGCTGCCGAGATTGACGGTCTGTTTCAAGACGGATCGGACGAGGGTAAGGTCAAGGCTATGGAATTGCGCCCTACGCTGGAAGCTGCGCAAAACCGGCTAGCCGAGGCCGAGGCTCTTTATGATCGGATGCAGCTTGCCAATCGCCCCAATGATGTGGCGAAAAATTGGGTTCCGGTATCCAATACCCCTCCCGATAATGGCGAGGGCAGCCAGCCCTCCCTTATCAAGCGCCAGGCTTATGACGCCCTGAGTCAGTACGATAGGGGCATGTTTATCAAATCTGGTGGTCGTGTGGAAGATTGACCGGCCCGGTCAGTTTAGCCGAAATTTAATGAGGAGATTTTAGATTATGTCGAACACTTTGACGGGTTTAATCCCAACCATGTACGTTGCATTAGATAAGGTCCTGCGAGAGCTGACCGGCTTCGTTGGGGCGGTCACCTTTGACGCCTCGGGCGAACAGGTCGCCAAGGACCAAACCATCGCCTGGCCGGTAACGCCTGCCCAGGCTGCCGGCGATATTACCCCGGCGACTACCGGGCCAACTCCGACTGCTCAGACCGTCAGCCCCGGGACTATGACGATCAGCAAATCCCGTTCGTCTGTGTTCGGCTGGAACGGTGAAGAGCAAAAGAGTCTGGGCGGCCTGTATAACAAGATCCTGGTCGATCAGTTTGCCCAGGCCATGCGGACCCTGGTCAATGAGGTCGAGGCCGATCTGGCTGCGCTGTATATTGCAGCCAGCCGGGCCTATGGCACGGCAGGCACCACCCCGTTTGATAGCACGAATAAAATCGCCTTTACCGCCCAGCTGCTCAAGATCCTGCTGGACAATGGCGCACCCAAAGGCGATTTGCAGTTGGTGATTAATACAACTGCCGGAGCTGCTCTGCGGACCCTGGTCGAGCTTTACCAGGCGAATACGGCAGGCAGCGACGACCTGCTGCGCCGGGGTGTTCTGCAGGACCTGCACGGGTTTGCGATCCGTGAGAGTGCCCAGGTCAAAAACCATACCAAGGGGACCGGGACCGGATTCCTGGTCGATCTTACTGCGGGCTATCCCATTGGATCCACGGAGATCCATACCGATACCGGTCTGGGTACGATCGTGGCTGGTGACATCATAACCAATACTAAGACCGGACGGGATACCAATAAGTACGTGGTTAAGACCGGCGGGACCGGCACAACCGGCGTGGATACCGATATCGTGCTTGCCAATCCTGGCAACCGGGTGGCCTGGGTCAATAATGATCCGCTCACGATTGGGGCCAATTATGCCGCCAACCTGGCTTTTGCCCGTGAGGCGCTCGCCTGCATGCTGCGTGCCCCGGCTATGCCGGAGGGCGGAGATTCGGCTGACGACGTGACCGTAATCACGGACCCACAAACCGGGATCTCCTTCCAGGTGGCTTTATATCGCCAATACCGCCAGGTCGCATTCGAAGTTGGTTTGGCCTGGGGTGTGAAGGTTGTCAAGCCGGAGGCTATGGCGATCCTGCTCGGATAGGCGGTGCCGAAGTGAAGATTATCTTAACAATCTATGCCGATGTATCCGGGCAGCATTACGGCCCTGGTACAAGGCTGGTGATATCCGACGAGCTCGGCCAGGCGCTTATTCAGCAGGGCAAGGCCAAGATGATCAAGGCTGCGCCCGAGCTGGTGGTCGATGCGACTGAGACCGCCCGGATCCTGGCGGAGCAACACGGCATCGACCTGGCGACCGTGTCTGGAAGTGGTTCGGGAGGCCGGATTATTAAATCCGATATCGACAAGATTCTGGACGGTTGACATGGCGAATATCCTGACGATCAATGAGGCAGCGAATGCGGTCCGTACCGTGACGACTGATCCGGTGCTGTCTGATTTGCTGCCTCTGATCGACGACTACATCGAAGGCGCTACCGGAAGGAATTGGGCCGCCGATGCCACGATCCACCCGAAGGCGAAGAACGCTGCCCGGATGCTGTTGGTCCGTGAGTTCGAGGATCCTGGCGGGATGGCTGCCGGCGCTGCCCTGGGTTTCGGGCTGCGTTCTGTGCTATCCCAGCTCGAGGCCCTGGCGCTGAGTTATGTCGAGGTCGAGGGTTTGCCGGGCGCCGGTTTTATCTATCTTCCCAGGGCCCAGGTTGGCGACCAGGTTGGATCCGTGACAGGTCTGACGACAGCCCTCACGGGCGACCAGTCGGCCCTGTTTGAAACGGTGATTTCCATAGCCGGGTATCTTCAGCAGGTGTCCGATAGCGACCTCGAAGATTATTATTTCCGGGTTCAAATCGTGGCTCTGAGTGAACGGTCATGATAATTTCTGGCAAGGTGGTTAACCCTGGGCAGCTGAGGACGCTAATCAGCCTGGGCAGCCGCTCGGTGGTTACGGGGACGGGTGGTTTCCAGGTCCCAACCTTTACGGCCTTTGTCGATGTTTATGCCCGTTGGATCGGCGCGCATGGGGCTGATTCTACCCAGGCCGCTATCGCTGGGGTCGATGCCCCGGCGACTGTCCTGATCCGTTATAACGCTGGTCTGGATCGGACCGGTGCCGTTAAGTTGGGTTCGGACTGGTACGAGATCGTTTCGATTGACGATATCCAGCAGCGCCATGAGTACATGGAGCTGAAAGTCAGGCGGGCGGAGGCGGCATAATGGCGACCAAGATGTACGTTTACAATACCGGAACGGACGAAACGTTGGAAGAGCTCGCCCGGCTGGGCCGTGACGTGGATCTGGTTGCAGGCGAATCTCTTATGGCTGCCGCCAGGGTCTACGAAGAGGGTATGCGCCAGCGGGTGCCGAAGGATACTCACAACCTTGAAAAGCACATCCAGATCAAGGGCCCGCAGAAGGATGGCAATTACTATTTTGTCGAAGTGGGTGTTATCGACGACCGGGGTTTTACGGATGCGGAAACGGCCCGCTACGGGGCGGCCCAGGAATACGGCACTAGCACAATGGCGGCCCAATCCTACATCCGGGCCACGGTCGACCATGATACTCGCAAGGCCCGCAAAGCTGCTTCGGATGTGCTGAAGGCGTCGCTATGATAATCTGGGAACGGGCCCGGGCTGCTCTGGTCGGGATCGGGCTGCCGGTGGCTGCCAATACGATTGTGGTCGCCTCTGGGTCTGATTATCCCGACCAATATCTGGTTTACCAGATGATCAGCAACCCGCCGCTGTTGCATGGGGACGACGTAGAGCTGGTGCGCCGTTATCGGATGCAGGTCAATTTCTTCAGCCGCACGGGTCTGGATAGTATCCCCGCCCAGATCGAAACGGCTATGTTGGCGGCTGGATTTACCAGGCTCGAAGGCCGTGAGATTCCTTACAACCAGGATACTCGCCATTTTGGGCTGTCAATGGATTTTAACTATCTGGAGGATTAAATAAATGGCAATTAATCAGGACGAGTACAAGAGTCGAATTGGTGTCGATTCGGTTTATATAGCTGAAGTCACGGCAGATTCTGCGGCTGCTTATACTGCCGATACGCCTGAATATCTGGCACCGGTAGCGGAATTAAATCAGGCTCACACCGTAAACACGGCAAATCAATATGCTGACGATGCGCCATTCGAGTCGATCACGGTCGAGGGCGAAACGGTTATCCAGATCACCCTGACGGGCATCCCGCTCGAAATGAAGGCCAAGCTATTAGGGCGAGAGTTTGACCCGGCAGCCGGGAGGATCTACGATAATCCTGACGCCGTGCCTCCGTACTTTGCTCTTTCATTCCGGTCGCTGAAGTCGAACGGGGCGTATCGCTATTATCAGTATCTTAAGGGGCGCTTCGCCCCGCCGAACGAAGATGCAGCCACGAAGGGCGATAGCCCGGATCCTAAAACGACCCAGCTTGTTTATACCGCTATTCCCACGATTTACGAGTTTCTGGGCGTTACGCTGACAAAGCGCCGTAAAAAGATCGAGGGCGATGCGGATACCGATAATTTCAGCGCTACCGGCTGGTTTACTTCTGTCCAGACGCCGAATTATGTCGCTCCGTCAGCTCTGGCGCTCAGCTCCAGCGTCCCGACCGATGGCGCAACCGGGATTAGTATTTCGGCCAACCAGACCCTGACATTTAACAATGCCCTGCCGGCAAATGCTATTTACCAGGTGGCTCTGCTGCTGGCTTCGGACGCCTCGATTGTCGCTGGTGCGATAACCCTGGACGCCACGAAGAAGATTATCACGATTAACCCGACCAGCAACCTGACCGGATCGACCGCTTACATCATCACATACAACATGACCGATATCTACGGTCAGCACCTGAGCGGCGCAGTAAACTTCACTACGGTATAACCCTATGGCTGCACCGTTAAAGCTGACGCTGTACGATCCCGAAACGGATGAGGTTATCCAGGAATATTCCAGATCCTTTATTCCGTGGAAGCTGCTTAAACAGGCCATGCGCCTGGCGAGAAGTCTCGAGGGGCAAAATCTAGACGACCTGGACGAGTCCATGATCGATGAGCTGGCCGGGCTGGTTGCGGAGGTGTTCGGGAACAGGTTTTCCGTTCAGCAGCTTAACGATGGCTCGGATCTGAATGAAATGCTGACGGTTTTGACCTCGATCATCACCCGGGCCGCTGCGAGTATGCCGGTTGGGCCAAACCCTACCCGCCCGGGGTAGGCCCGGCCCGGGAGGACCGATCCGGCAAGCTCGATCTGGGTTGGATGGTCGATATCGAGGTTAAGCTGGTCCAGGCTTATACCTGGTCCCTGTATGACATTGACAGGACGGACATTGAGAGTCTGCTGCCGTTTATTGGCCGCCTGGCAGGGCCGGGCCTACCGGCGGCGGGCTCTGTTGTTTATTGCGACCAGGTTAGTTGGTTATAAGGAGTCTATATGTACGTAAAATGTCGAAAGTGCGGATCTGATTTAACGGGCCGGATCCGCTACGATCATACGATGTGCCCGGGATGCGGCAAGACCTGGCGGCTGAACGCCGGGCATACCGCTATCTATTCCACAACCGTGCAAGTTCAATCTGTGGTCCATGAAATGAACGTAAAATTTATCTCAGGAGACGAAGACAATGGGCAAAGCAACGCCTGACGCCGTTTTAGATTTAATGTTGGTTGGGGTCGCTCTGAGCGATGAGCTCTATGTTTGCTCTGCCGAGCCTGCCAACTATGCCGGGATCGCCGCGGTTACCCTGGCGGGGCCCGTGGCCCTGACGCCTGGTGATGGTAACGGAGATTTTGTTATTGCCAATGACACCAGCGGGCGCAAAGTGACGATATCCCAGCAGGCCGATATTGATATTCTCACCAGCGGGAACGCTACCCATATTGTTTTGGCCGTTGGCGGGGCGACTGATCTTCTAAAATATGTCACAACCTGCACATCCCAGGCCCTGGTGGATACCGGAACCGTGACCGTGCCAGCGTGGAAGATTAATATCCCAGATCCGACCTAAGCGGGAGGATCGCATGGCAAACCAAAAAGCGTTCGAGATGGGCCTGGGTGTGCCAGGCGCGTCCGCCGTGATCTGGTTCAATGATGGCAACCTGCGGGTTGGGAATATCGACGTGACCGTACCCGCGGGATGCGAGGCAACCGCCCGTATATGGCGGGACGGAAATTTGGTGTTTGTGCGTTCGTATCTGCCTGGTTCCTATTCTGAGACCGTCCCGGGCAATGAACGTATGGTGCTGGTGCCAGACCCGGCAGGCAATTATTACGACCTCCCGGCCGGCATCACCTGGGCTGTCAACTTTGCATCGATCGGATAACCCATGCCACACGTCCAGACGCAAGGGGCAGGTTCTACTACTACGACCGTGACGGTATCCAGTTTCGCGGTCGGGTCCGGCGCTGACCGGTCATTGGTGGCGATTATTACGTCTTGGTGGAATCCTGCCACTGGCACGCCTGCGGTCTCGTCTGTGGTCTTTAATACTTCTGAGGCTTTCACCTTCCGGGCCAAGGCCGAATTAAACTTTGCTGGCACCCGCTGGGGCGAAGTCGAAATCTGGACGCTGGATAATCCGAGCAACGCCACCGCCAACGTAGTCGCCACGCTATCCGAGGCCGCCAGTGCTGGCAGCCGCATGACGGTGATGGAGTACACCGGAGCCAATAACGGGATAGGAGCGAACGTCGGGGCAGCCACCGGAAACAGCGCCGATCCGCAGGTGACGTTCACGACCACGACGAGCGACGGGTTGATTATCGCTGGTCTGGAGATGAACAACGCCAGCTCTACGCCCTTCGCCCCGGACGGGAGTGAAACGGAGCGGGCCGACGGCACATATACAACTATGTCTTATTGGGCTGGTGAACTGGCTGCATCAGCCGGGGCGCAAACTGTCGATCTGACCGCTAATGCATCGGGCCGCTGGTCAATGGCGGCGATTGAGCTGCTGGCGGCGGCGGGCGGCCCTGTTACGCTGACCGTCCAGGATGCGACCCACGCCCATACGGCAGAATCCCCGGCCCTGGTCCAGGCCTTTACCCTGGCGGTTGCCGATGCCAGCCATGCCCATAATGCCGATAACGTTACAGTGGTTTATAACCCGGCGGGGGCGATTAATCTGGTGGTCCAGGATGCGGCCCACGCCCACAGCGCCGATAGCCCGGATCTGATCCAGGGTTATTTATTGACCGTCCAGGATGCGGCCCACGCCCATACGGCGGAGGGGCCGGCGTTATTGCAGCTCTTTTTACTGGCCGTGGATAAT